TATGACTCACAACTTCAAAGTAAAAGTACAAGAAATAGTAGAAGATTTAGGGATTTGGACCTAGACTTTGGTAGAAATACTGTTACTAATGATGTAAATGTAGTTGAAGATGTTATTGCTATTAAAAGAGCAGTTAGAAATTTAGTACAAACTAATTTTTATGAGAGACCATTTCATCCAGAATTGGGTTGTGGTGTTAGACAATTATTATTTGAGAATTTTACACCATTAACTGCTATATTTTTAAAAAGAAAAATTGAAGAAGTTTTAACAAATTTTGAACCAAGAATTGCATTAACAAATGTAACTGTTGATGACGACCAAGATGGAAATAGATTAGTTGTGGATATTTACTTTCGTATAATTGGTTTTGAAGGACCTCAAGTAGTATCAACATTTTTACAAAGGATAAGATAAACAGATGTCAAATAAATTAGTAGTTTCAGATTTTGATTTTGATAAAGTAAAAGTTAACTTAAAGAATTTTTTACAAAGTCAACCACAATTCCAAGATTATGATTTTGAAGGTAGTTCAATTTCAATTCTTTTAGATATTTTATCCTACAATACACACTATCTTGCCTTTTTGGCAAACATGTCAACAAACGAATTATACTTAGATAGTGCTGATATAAGAAATAATATTGTTTCTTTAGCAAAGATGATTGGTTATACACCATCATCTCCAAGAGCACCTATGGCTTCTTTAGATATAACTTTAAACAATGCTAGTGGTGCTAGTGTTACAATGACAAAAGGTACGGTGTTTACAACAACAGTTGATAGTTTATCTTATCAGTATATAACAAATTCAGATGTTACAATTACACCAGAGGATGGTGTTTATAAATTTTCTAGTGTACCTGTTTATGAAGGTTCTTTAGTTACATTTAAATATACAGTTGATAGTACAGATGTTGACCAAAAATTTATTATACCAAGTGTAACAGCTGATACATCAACATTGTTAATTAAAGTTCAAAACAGTAATACAGATACTACAACAAATACCTATTCATTAGCAGGTGGTTATAATAATGTAACAGATAGTTCAAAAGTTTATTTTATACAAGAAGGTCAAGATGGCAAATATGAAATTTATTTTGGTGATGGTATAAATGGTGCTTCTCTTGCAGATGGTAATATTGTTATCTTAGAATATGTTGTAACAAACGCAACAGATTCAAATGGCGCAAGTTCATTTAGTTTATCGGGTAATATTGGTGGATTTACAGACACTACAGTTACAACTGTATCAAATTCACAAGGTGGTTCTTTTGGTGAAAGTAATGATTCTATAAAACATAATGCACCTTTACAATATGGTGCTCAAGATAGAGCAGTTACAACAACTGACTATGAAACATTGGTACAATCAATTTATCCTAATGCATTATCAGTAAGTGCATGGGGTGGAGAAGATGATGAAACTCCAAGATATGGAATTGTTAAAATTGGTATCAAGGCAGCTTCAGGTTCAACTTTAACCGAAACAACTAAAACAGATATAGTTAATAAATTAAAACCATATAATGTGGCTGCTGTTGCACCACAAATTGTGGACCCCAAAACAACTTCTGTATTATTAACTTCAACTGTTAAATATGATTCTAAATCTACAACAAAATCAGCTGATACTTTAAAATCAAATGTAATAACAACTATAACAAATTATAATACAAATACTTTACAAAAATTTGACGCAATTTATCGTCACTCTAAATTAACAGGTATTATTGATGATACTGATACAAGTATCTTATCAAATGTAACAACTGTAAAAATTAGAAAAGATTTTACACCAACAGTATTGTCTTCAACAAAGTATGACATTTATTTTAGAAATGCATTATTTAATCCACATTCAGGACATAATGCAACTGCTGGTGGTATTTTAAGTTCAACTGGTTTTAAAATTGATGGTAATGATAATGAAATGTTTTTTAATGATGACGGCGCAGGTAATGTTAGACTATATATGTTATCATCTGGTATTAGAACATATGTTAATTCAACACAAGGTACAATAGATTATTCAACAGGACAAATTACAATAAATTCTTTAAATGTGGCTTCAATATCAAATATTAGAGGTGCTACATCACTAGTAATAGAATTGACAGTTACACCTGATTCAAATGATATTGTTCCTGTAAGAGACCAAATTGTAGAAATAGATGTTTCTAATTCAACTATTGAAGCTATAGCTGATACATTTGTAGGAGGTTCCGCTGACGCTGGTGTGGGCTACACAACAACATCAAGTTATTAATGAACAATGGCAAAATTTAATGATAAAATATCAACGATACTTAATAGCCAACTTCCAGAGTTTGTTGTTGCAGACCACCCGAAATTTGCCGAATTTCTAAAAGTATATTTTCAATTATTAGAATCAGCAGAATTATCTGTAACCACAATTCAAGGTACAGATGGTATAATTTTAGAATCTGAAACAAACCAAAAAAACAATTTAGTTTTAAATGCTAGTAGGAAAGATTCAGCAAGAACATCACTAGACGCTTCCGATAAAATTCTTCAAGAAAGTACCACTTATGGTAAATTTACCAGAGGTGAAACAATTACTGGTCAAACTTCAAATGCGACTGCTACTGTAATAGTTGAAGATTTAGATAATAATAGATTAATTATTTCAGCACAAGATAAGTTTATAGATGATGAAATTGTTGTAGGTCAAACTTCAAATGGTAATGCTGTTATTACTAATTACCAACCAAATCCAGTAAATAATATTGTTGACTTAGTAAACTTTAGGGACCCCGATAAAGTTATTAGTTATTTCTTAACACAAATGAGAGATGAGTTTTTAGCAACTCTTCCAGAAAATTTAGCAAGTGGTGTTGATAAACGAAAATTAATAAAAAATATTAGGTCTATGTACCGAGCAAAAGGTACTTCAAGAGGCCATGAAATGTTTTTTAGAATATTATTTGGTGAATCATCCGAAACAATTTATCCTAGAGAACAATTACTCAAAGCATCCGATGGACAATTTGATACATTAAAAGTTTTAAGAGCAATTGCTACAAGTGGTAGTGTTCCAACTTTAATAGGAAGAACAATTACAGGACAATCTTCAAATGCAACAGCAATCATTGAAAATATATCTACATTTCAAATTGGCGCTAGTACAGTAGATGAAATAATTTTAAATGATGATTCTATAAATGGAACATTTATTGTTGGTGAAGAAATTAGAGGTACAGCATCCGATGGTGATGATTATTATATTAAGGCAAATGTTACAGGTATTCCTGGCACAAAAAATATTACAAATGATGGTTCTTTAAATGCAACAAGTGATGGAATAAAAATAACAGCTGGTGGTACAGGTGCATTATTTCAAGTACAAGAAATAGGTCCTGGTCAAATTACAGAAATTGTAATTGATAATGCAGGAACAGGTTATACAATTGGTGATAAATTAGAGTTTGTTAATACAGATACTAATGGTTTAAATGCAGCTGGTTTTGTTAAAATAGTAAATGGAGGAATTACAGGAGATTCTGGTACAACAGATATGTCCACAGGTGATAGAATTGTTTTAGAAGATGAAACTACTAGTGGAGACCAATATGATGGAAAAGTAATTGTTCAAGAAAGTGGCACAGGCGTAGAAGAAATAACAGATTTTTTTATTTATAATGGCGGTAGTCAATATACATCTTTACCTACTGTAACAGTAAAATCTGATACTGGTTCTAATGCAACAGTTAAAGCATATGGTGATGATATAGGTAAAATTGTAAAAATAAAAACAGTTGAGTTAGGTAGAAGTTATGAAAATGCTCCTACTCCACCCACATTAACTTTTTATAATAATCCAATTGTAGCTAGTATATCAGGAACATTTATTGGTGGTGACACAATATCAGGTTCATCTGGAGGTGAAGGAGTAATTGTAAGTATAGATTTAGAAAGAGGCTTATTAAAAATAAAAGAAGTAACCGGAACCTTTGCAGTTAATGATATATTAACATCAGCAACATCTGGTACTTGTATAATTAAAAAAATAGATATACCTGTTACAACAGTTAGTGTAGTTTCAGTTGCAGATACGGATGGAAAATTTATTAGTGAAAGAGGTAAACTTTCTGAAACAACAATGAAGATACAAGATAGTTTATACTATCAAGATTATTCTTATGTATTAAAAGTTGGTCGTTCCATTGCAGATTGGCGGGACGCATTTAAAAAGACAATGCACACAGCAGGTTTTTATTTTACAGGTCAAGTTGATATTGAATCAAGATTAACTGTAACTGCTAGTGGTCCAGTTGAAGGTATTAGGTCTGGTAGAGAAGAGGTTCCATTCTTACAAATTGCTAATACTTTATTCTTATCAGTATTTGGTAGACGATTAGGAACAAATAGTGATGGTACTTCATTAAGTGTTAATCCAAAAGGAAAAGGTACTACAGATGTAAGTACCACTTTTGAGGACCCTTTCACAGCAAATACTAGAGATGTTACTTTAACAAGAGAAGGTTTAGTAATTGATTATTTAAGTAGAAGAAGAAATAATTTTGTAGATGATTCAGGTATTACCCATGATGTAAGAAGTGGTTATGCTTATGCAGGACCAAGAACAGGAACATTGAATAGGTATCACAATTCAGTTTATGGTTTATCATCAGCTGATTCATATGCAAATACATTCCAAAATTTAAATTCTATAAGATATACAGGAACAAAAACAGATTTAGATGGTCAAACATTAATGCTTTTTTCATTTGCTGATAATGGTAGATACATTAAGACAAATTATGCATTTCCAATACAGGTGGCTATAAGTGCTCATTTGTTTAGTAATACATTAACTAGATTTGATTCAGAAACCGTAAGTTTTGATGATGATACACCATAAAAACATTATAAATAGTGTTAGAAGAATAGGAAATTAAAAAAACCCATGGCAAAAGTCTTAATTAATAGAGGTTCGGTACCAAATGACGGAACAGGTGATAATCTCCGTGCAGGTGCTAATAAAGTCAATCTAAACTTTGATGAAATATACACAGCGATAGGTGACGGTACTACATTAGCTGCCAATATAAAAGTAAAAGATGATACCTCTACAGTTGCAACAATCAATGCTAAAGGTGAAGTTTTAGGTATTCTTGGTGGAACAGGTATTGGTTCTACCGTTTCAGGAAGTAATGTAACTCTTGCTATTGACGCTACAGTTGTTACAGATTCATCAACAAATACACTTACAAATAAAACGATTTCAGGTGCTTCTAATACTTTAACAAATATACCAGATAGTTCTTTAGATTCAATTATAATACCAGGTAAAGTTGAAGGAACAAATTTTGATGACAGTATATTAGTTGGTCATTCAACAACAGGAACTTTAAATACCGCTGAAGATAATACAGGAGTTGGAATAAGGGCTCTAAAAGCAATTACTTCAGGAGACCAAAATACTGCTGTGGGTACTGAAGCAGCACAATCAATTACCTCATCAAAATATAATGTTGCTGTTGGAGTTAATGCTTTAAACAATCAAACAACAGGAGTTTCTGAAACAGGATATAATGTTGCTGTTGGAAGAAGTGCATTACAATTTACTACAGGAGCTTGGAATGTCGGTGTTGGAGGTGGTGCTGGAGAAAATATTACTTCTGGTAAAGGTAATGTTATTATTGGAAAAGTAACAGCAGATTCAGCAACAGCTGATAAACAACTTAAAATTGCTGGTTATGACGGAACAACAACTACAACATGGATAAAAGGTGATAGTTCAGGAAAAGTAACGATACCAGGAGATTTAGATGTACAAGGTTCTCAAACTGTTATAGACTCAGCTACAATACAAATTACAAACTCATTCACTTTTGAAGGTACTACTTCGGATGATAAAGAAACAGTATTAACGGTTATTGACCCTACAGCAGATAGAACGGTATCATTACCAGACGCTACAGGAACAATTGTATTACAAGACACTACAGACACACTTACAAACAAAACATTAACCTCACCAGTTCTTGGTGGTACAACAACAAGTGCTGCTGGCAATATTGTTATTAAACCAGCAACGAATCTTTTAGAAGTTCAAGGTGACGG